GTTGGCTTCATAAAGGGTGAATCCACTTATAGCAGGGGTAAGACAAGGACTACCTGCAAGATGGTCTGTATTGACCTGTATTGGCTGAAAATCAAAGTTATCTTTATTTAATTAAATGTTTCGTATGAAACTAAAAAAATAATAAATGAATAACAAACTAATTAGATGTAAGTAAAACTAATTAGTTAAGACTTCAGGTCATTGATATTTCGTGGGGAATTAGTCAGTGACCTTAAAGTCATGTCAAAAAACAAACATGATATAATTAGATAAGAAGCGTCACACTGCTTCTGACATAAAAATATGTTTTTTGCCATTACATATTTTTCACCTCTACAGTATTGGTTGGGGGTAAAATCCCAACCTTTACTAAAATAAATAAATATCAAACCCTTGTGATTCAATTCACTTTCATGATATAATGGGATAGTAGATTGAACAAATGGCTTAACAAGTAACACTTCGCAAGGCATAGAAATCAAGATACATGCTTCTTTTACCCTTTTCTTAACAGCACATACCAAAGGTTCTTTGGGTTGGTTGTTAAGGGAAACAACACTTTAATGTGTTTGTTCTCCCTTTTCTTCCTAATCACACCCAAAGTCCAATAAAGAAAAGACAAAGAATCAAACACTTAAGGACAAGTAGGACACCTGCAGTGCTTAGTTAGGAAAGACCTAACAAGGTAACAAGAAAGGTCAGGTGATAGTTATTAACATGCTTGAAAGGTATGGTTATTATGAAAGACAATGGCAAAAAGGGCAAAAAGCCTTATACAGCAAAGAACAGTTATACAAGTTCTGATTGGAACTTAGCGAAACCAAACACCATTTATGTGGGTGATAAATCAGCCCATTATGGAAATGTGTTCATTTCAGTTAGAAAATGGACAGGTAGTCACATGGTGGCATTTAGGGCAGGTAAAGAACTAAGAATCGTTCATCCCCTAACCATCATCACAGTTGGCAGTGAAAAGCAATTCAAAATCAATACAAAGCGTATGTATCAATACCTTCATGAAAAGTCTAAAACAGGTGAAATACATTTAGAAATGCGTGATTTTGGCAAGTGTCCTAATGATGCTTACAAAGTAAATATCAATGACTTGGTTCTATATGCCAACATTGATGACCATCCAATCACTGAAGACAGGTTGGGGGTAATCGCATAATGGCTGACTTACATTACTTTGATGGTCAATGGTTCAACACTGAAGAAGAATTCAAAGACTACTTGGAAAAGCGGTTTGAGAAATACTTTGAAGAAAATGCTGAACATGACCATGATTGGACTAAAGATAGATAATGCTTAGATGGCTATTGGGTAGGAAGCATGAAGACATTTGGTATTGCAAGGCACACGATAAAGTCAATTGCCAAGCCTGCCCAATAACCAAGCAAGAAGTCATTGGATGGGTAGATGACAATGACTAAGAAGATTTACTACGACAGGACATATCGCAAGAACAGGGCTATCTGCATCAAGTTAAACCCATTCTGCATTAGATGTGGGATTCATGTTGAAGGGGAAATGACGGCAGACCATAAAGTTCCAATCAGTTTAGGTGGCAGTAATGACTTATCTAATCTTCAGACAATGTGTAAAGCCTGTAACTATGGCTTAGGCGATAAGACAGGCAGTAAGACAAAGCGAATCACACGATTAAATCCAAAATGGATGACAAATGAACGGAAATAAGATGAATGGGGTTTTTTCTACAAATTACAGTTCATCCCGCCGCCTTTTCCTGTTCTTTTTCGTGACCATAATTGAGAAAAAGGGGAAAAGATGACATTAAGAACAGGATTAGGAAAGGGCAGGCCTGCACGAATAGACAGGGTAAGTGCAACTGACCCATTGAAAAATAACATGGATGTTTTCAAGCCTTTGAAACAGACCATTATTGATGCGGTAAGTCAGGCTGATTGGATACCTGCAACAAATGCACCATATCTAATCACTGCATTGGGCTTAGCAGAACAGTGGGATGTTCAGCCTGATAGGCGTGACCGCATAGCAGAAAAGTTAATTGCGGTTCTAAGGGCTTTATTCCAACCTGAATCTGTAGCGAATGAAACAGATGCAGTGGATGCTTTAATCACAGAATTGAGAATCAATGAATCCAAAATGGCTTCCAACTAAATTCACTAAACCATTGAATGAACACTTCGCAACAAGCGGGGATGTTGTTATTGGGTTAGCGGAAGCATTTATGGTCATGCCTGAAAAGGGTTATGCAAAGTTAAGACTTACAGAATGGCAGAAATGGTTAATAAGAAGTGTCTTAGAAAGATACCCCTTGAACCATCCTGACCCTGAAAAGCAGGGAAGGCTTAGATATAAGCAAGTAGTTATTTCAATGCCACGCAAGCAAGGAAAGACTTTATTAGGTTCATTGTTCGCCTTATGGGGTTTGTTGGCACATGAAGATGCACCTGAAGTCATATCTGTTGCATCAACTGCAGACCAAGCAAGGCTTGTCTATAAGCAGGTATTAAATCAAATTGGGAATAGTGAATATCTAAGACCACGATTCAAGAAGATGACAGAATTTAAGGGAATCTTCACTGCAGATGGTGATGGTCGTTATGTAGTCATTGGTAATCGCCCTGCTTCAGCGCAAGGGCTTCACCCTTCAATGGTAATTTTTGATGAACTTCATGTTAGTAATAAGGACTTATGGACAGCACTTTCATTAGGTTCTGCCACACGAAAAGACGGAATTGTCATTGGGATTACTACTGCAGGGGATGATGGAAGCGAACTGCTATTAAACCTTTACAGGAATGGGGAATATGCAGTTGATAGCCCTGCAGAAATGGAAAGATTTGGTTTCTTCCTGTGGGAAGCACCTGATGGATGTGCAGTTAATGACAGGGAAGCCATTGAACAAGCCAATCCCAATTTAGTTGAAGGCATATTGTCATGGGCGAATGTTGAAGCGGAAATTGCAACCATGCCTGAAGTGGATGCGAGAAGATACAGATTAAATCAATTTGTAAGCGCAAGTAATTCTTGGATTCCATTTGGCCTATGGCAATCACTGCCTAAAGGCTTTATTGACCAATCACAGCCTGTCACGATTTCATTTGATAGAACACCATCATGGGATGCGGCTTCAATATGCGTAGCACAAAAACAAGGTGACATGTATGTTACTGAATTGGTCGCACAAATAGTCAGACCTGACAAACAGAAAGCCATAAATCTTCTTACTGATTTGGCTAATAAATATCAGGCCACCTTCCTTCTTGATGGGCTTTTCAATAACGAAATCATCATGGAACTTAGATTAAAGGGCGTTGAAGTCGTTGCGTTAGGGCTTAGGGACATAGTTGCGGCTTCCAATATGGCATTTTCCAACATAGTAAATAAGAAAATAGCACACAGCCATGACCCAATAATCACGCAACAAATCAATAATTGTGTAAGGAAGAACATTGGGGATGCTTGGAAAATATCAAGGAAAGACAGTATTTCTGACATTGATGCGGCGATGGCAACCATTGTTGCAATTTGGGGCAGTGACCAAGAACTTAAAACAAAGCCAATGGTGCATTAAATGAAAATATATTTTCTAAGTAAGAAAAATATAAATGGTATAATAGGAAGTGGATATGGGATTATTTGATTTTTTAAGAACTACTAAACAAGAAGAACCAACTGAAAAGCGTGGGGTTGAAGCCCTAATACCTTTAAGGTCTGTTCAAACTGTAAGCATGGACACAGCCCTAACATTGGGTGCGGTTTATCGTTGCGTAAATATAATCGCAACAAGCATAAGTCAATGTCCAATTGAAGTGTTGCGAAATGGTGTTGAACCCATATCTGTTCCATCATTTATCGCAAGGCCAACGATAGGAAAGACACAAAGACAATTTCTGTATCAAACTGCCACTGCCTTAGCCCTTGAAGGTAACGCCTATTGGCTAATTACCCGCAGGGGTGGGGTAGTTATTAACATTCAAGTTCTACCTGTTGGACAGGTGGGCGTTGAAAAACTTGCAGACAATACTGTCAGATACAGTTACAACGGCGTTGTTCTTGACCCTGCAGATTTAGCACACCTTAAATTGTGTGACATAGCAGGAAGGGTCACAGGCTTAGGTGTTATCCAAGCGGCAAGAAAAGACATTCAGAACGCCCTTGATGTGCGTGAATATGCAATTGAATTCTTTTCAGATGGTGCAGTTCCTTCAGGAATTTTAAGCACTGACCAACACTTAAATGCAGACCAAGCGGAAGCATTAAGAACCCGCTTCATTGAAACAAATCAAAAGAACACACCTGCAGTTCTTTCAAATGGACTTGAATACCAACAGTTAAAACTTTCACCTAAAGATTTACAGTGGTTAGAATCAAGGGCCTTCAGTATTCAGGACATTTCAAGATTATTTGGCGTTCCTGCAACTTTCCTACTGGCTAACAGTGGGGATTCACAAACATACGCAAATTTAGAAACTATCAATCGTGCTTTCGTTAATTTCACCCTAATGGGTTATTTTGGCGTTATTGAAGATGCGTTATCCGCACTTCTTCCAATTGATTCTGTTGCAAAATTTGATTTAGATAATTTCTTGCGTGGTGATACTGCATCAAGATATGCGGCTTATGAAAGCGCATTAAGGGCAGGATGGCTAACAAGAAACGAAATAAGGCAATTTGAAGGATTATCAGAATTGCCACCATTGGAGAACATACAAAATGGAATTACTACATAGAGAATTTGAAATCAGAAATGTTGATTCCGAATCTAAGGAAGTAACAGGGATAGCAGTTCCCTACAATGAAATAACACAGGTTGGGCGTATGAAAGAAAAATTCATGCCTGATTCTGTTAATGTAAATAAAATGCCAAAACTTTTTTACAACCATGATGAACCAATTGGAATTGTTCGTTCAATGAACGACCAAGAAGATGGGCTTCACATAACTGCAAAAATAAGCGACACCGCTAAAGGCCAAGATGCTTGGACATTAGTTAAAGATGGTGTTGTGCGTAGTTTTTCAATTGGCTTCGTGCCTGTTGAACACACGCTTGAAGGTGATGTAGTGGTCAGACATAAGGTGGATTTGAAAGAAATCAGCCTTGTCGCACTGCCTGCCTACGAAGGGGCAATCGTTACTGAAATCAGAAATGAAACCCCTGAAACAAACAATTTAGGAGAAACAACCATAATGGAAAACACAATTAAAGAAACAGTGGATTTAACCCCTGCATTAGATGACCTTAATAGGCGTGTAGCAGTTCTTGAATCCCCTAAAACCACTTCATTTGCAACGCCAAAAATTCGCACATACGGCGAATATATTAAAGGCTTGATAAATGGTGATGAAGATGCACAAACAATGTATCGTGCATTAACAACTGTCAGCGATATTCCTGGACTTGTAAGTCAGCAAAATTTCGTCACAGATATTAAGAAAGTTGTAGATACAGGAAGACCTGCAGTAGCAGCCTTCAGTTCTGCACAAATTCCACCATCTGGAATGACAGTTTATTACCCACAGGTAAATGTTCAGGGTGCTACTTCAACAGTTCAAGCAACTGAAGGCACTGAACTAAACAACGCAGAATTTACAGTTTCACAGGGTTCAGCGACAATCAAAACAATTGGTGGATATAACCAAGTATCACGACAAGTTGCAGAAAGGTCAGACCCTTCATACCTTGAAGCGTTATTCCGTATGCAAGCAATTGGTTATGCAAAACGCACTGACCAAGAATGTATTGCTGTTCTAACTGCAAATGATGCAAACTTTGGAAACGCATCAGTTTCTGCAGGAACGGCTAAGGCATGGCTTACTGCGGCGGCAGACTTATCTGCACACATTTATTCAGCAGGTGGCTTAACTGCCAACTTCATGCTGGTTTCAAAGGATGTATTCAAAGACCTTGCAGGACTTGTTGACGGCGTAGATAGACCACTATTTAGCGCATTAAATCCTGCCAACAACATTGGCACTGCCAACATTCCAAGATTAGAAGGAAACCTTTTTGGTCTTCCTGTTATCGTGGATGTAAATCTTGCAGATGATAAGGCTTATCTATGTTCAAGTGATGCAATCACTAACTATGAATCAGCAGGTGCACCATTCAGAATTTCACAGGAAACTGTTACTGCACTAACGCAAGATTTCGCAGTTTATGGCTACATGGCCACTGCTATGAACAATGTCAACGGCATTGGAAGATTTACATTTTAATTAAATAAGGGGAAGGTGTTATGCCAATAACTTGGACAGACTTAAAAGCATATGTTGGTTCTACAACCACAGATGATGCTTTTGTGCAGGGTTGCTTTGATGAAGCAAAACTATTAGTGAATAACTTTGCGGATGCTGATTATGTGCCTGCAAAGGTTATGGAAAGGGCTTATCTTGAATGTGGTTCAGAACTGTATCACCGCAGGTCAGCACCTAACGGAATCGCACAGTTTTCTTCATTTGATGGGCAACCTATACGAATTGCTCGTGACCCTATGACACCTGTCTATCCATTACTAAGAAGGTTTGTGCCTTATCTATGACAATCAATGTGATTACACAGACAAAGACCAACCTTGCAACGGAACTGATAGCGGATGGGATTAATACTGAAACATATATCCCGCCACGCATAACACCACCCCTTGCAATAATTTCACCTGACAACACTTATGTGGCGCAAGGTGACACATTTGCAACATTTAGAATTTCATTACTTATCACACTGGTTGCACAAAATGCTTCCAATGAAAAAGCAACTGAATCGCTTGATGAACTTATTGTCACTGCGATAGGTGCAATACCTGCCCAATGGGCAATTGACAGCGTAGAACAACCATTTGCCCTAAGTGCAAATAATGCTGAATATATTGCAACAAGAATGGCAGTTTCTACACAAATAACAATTTAGGAGAACTAACAAGATGCCAACAAGCACACGAATTAAAGGTCGCAACCTTGTTCTTACATTAGACGGCGTAGATTACGCAGTTGATGCTTCATCCATCCTTCTTACAAATGAAGATAAAGATGGGGAAGTTAGAACATTTGCAGACATAACACCACCTAAGCAGTGGTTTTTTGAAATTGAAGGAATACAAAGCACAGACACATCTTCATTGTGGGATGCCCTATGGGATAACGACGGAAATGCCATGAACTTTGTTTTCAAGCCACATGGGAACACAACTGCCACTGTGACACAACCACACTTCACTGGAACAGTTGAAGTAAAAGGAAAACCACCAATTGGTGGTGCGGCAGATACAACATTTGTATTTGATGCACGACTTGACCTATTAGTTGGAACAGAACCAACAAGGGTAACGGCGTAAGAATTAACTATGGCGGCGGCAATTGAAGTAACAGGTATCAGGGAACTAAATAAAGCCTTGAAGGGTGTTGGGGATGACTTTGAAGATTTGAAGGATGCCAACCAACTTCTTGGACAACTTGTTGCTAATCGTGCCACCGCTTTAGTTCCAATAAGGTCAGGAAAACTTCAATCATCCATTAAGACCAATCGTGCTAAGAACAAAGTCACGATTTCTGCAGGTAGGGCTTCAGTGCCTTATGCGGGTGTCATTGAATATGGATGGGGTAAGCGTGGAATCAAAGCAAGGCCTTACTTGAACAAGGCAGTTAATGAAAAGAAGGGTGAAATAAAAGAAAAGTATGAAGAAAACATTAAGAACATTATTAAGAAATATGACTTGGATTAGGGGTAAAAAGTGATTGAAGAAGACTTTATGCAGAACCTTAAATGGTCTGAATTAAGCGAAATTGAAGATTATGTTGGATGCAACATGGATGAATGGACAACAAATGCTTCAAAGGCCAAGTTGGCTTTTTGTATGCAGTATCTATTGGCTAAAAGGGTTAAACCTGAATTGACCATCAAGGATGCGGAACAAATGACTATAAAGGCATTGGCTGAAGTTGCAGGTGTTGAACTAAACCCAAAAGAAGTGACTTCCACTTAAGTCTTATGGCGAAGTTCTGTTTAGTAACTGGATTTACACCACAGGATTTCTGGAATATGACTTTAGGGGAATACATGGCATTTGTTAAAGAAATAAATAGGAGAAACACTTAAAGTGGCACAACAGATAACGATTGACATTGTTGCAGAAACACAAAAACTGCAAGCGGGTGTCGCAACTGCTAACAAGCAATTGGGAACAGTTGAAGATGGGCTAAAGGGCTTAGCGGCTACCGCTATTGCCACAGCATCAGCATTTGTTCTTCGTGAAGGTGTCACATTTCTTAAACAAGGTATTGATGAAGCCAAAGAAGCGCAACAGACCATGCGTGAAGCCACCACGACATTTGGGGAAGGCAGTAAAGCCTTAGAACAAATCACTGCAGAAGCCACAAAATTTGGAAATGCCCTTGCAGTAGATAACGACACAATTATTCAACTTGCAACCCAATTAGGTTCAAGATTGCCAAAAGAAGCGCAAGCATTAAGCGCACAATTAGTAAATACATTTTATGATGTTGAAGCATTTACAGGTGGGGCAGTAAAGGCTGAAGCAATAACAAGCAAGTTAGGAAAAGCCTTTGCAGATGGTGAATTAAGGGCAGGGGAACTTGAAAAGATATTTCCCGCACTGACGGCTAAGACCTATGAACAGGCTGAAGCACTATCTAAGGCAGGAAAGAACACTGAAGCCTTAACCCTTCTTATAGGCGAATCACAAAAGGCTTATGGTGATGCCGCAGAAAAAAATGTAACTTCATCACAGAAATTTGATGTGGCACTTGCTAACTTAAAGGAAACAGTTGGAACAAAGTTACTTCCATTTGTAGAAAAGTTAGTTGATACGGCTACCAAGTTAATTGATAAATTCGCAACCTTAAGTCCAACTACACAAAACATAATTATTGGTTTTACAGGCGTTGTTGCAATAGGTGGCCCACTTTTAACTTTTCTTGCCAATGCTAAAACTGCACTTATTACACTAACAGGAATTCAAGGGGCAACAAAGATTGCAACTGACCTAACTACAGGGGCTATTGCAGGGCAGACAGTGGCTACAAATGTGGCAACAGGTGCAACAAATAGATTAAAGATTGCACTTGCTTCAACAG